GTCTGCTTCCTCTTGGGTAACCTCAAAGAAGCCTTTGTCTTTATCCCAATGCGTTCCTGAGATTGTAAGGAGGTCCTTATCTTTACTTACAATCACACAGTTTGGGATGTCAGAATAAAGGCCTATGGCATCATCAGCCTCAATGTTCTCAAGCATGATGGCGTCATAGTTATCTAGGAGATGTTCGCGCAGCCACTTCAATAGCAGCGGCTTACGCTTGTCGGTCCTGTTACCCTTGTAGTCTGGGAGAACATCTTTCCGGTAGTTCTTTGGACCTGTGATGAATAGCTTTACATCATCAGCGTCAGTACCTTCCCACACCGTGGCATACTGGCTGATGAAGGATGCTAAGGCGTCCTGTTCATGGGCGTGTAGGGTCCAGAGACCTTCACCCCAATCCACAGGCTCCTCACATACTGTGGCTGCTTGGTAAACAAGGATGTCACCATCCAGTAGAACCGTCCTCTTTGTCTTCTGCTTCACGCATATCCCTTTCAGTGATTACTTGTATTCCAGCGGTTACCTGTTTGTACTCAAGCACAGCCTCAACAATGAACTTGAAGCTCAAGGCCAGCGATACGACTAAGAACGCACAGGTCATAATTAGATGAAGGATGAATGTTATTGTCATAACACCTCATCAATTTTCATACGCACAACCATATTGAACTGGTCGTTACCGAGAGATGCTAAACGCCTAAGGTCCTTCAGTGCTTGGGTAAGCTCCTCACACTTTGGGCATGGTTTTTCTTTTAAAGGTGGTGGTTGTTTACGTGCTGCCATTTAAGAGCCTTTCCATTTATTGCACTTGTGCAAGTATTTAGTCACGATGTTTCTTCCAACTGAAGTCCCTTGTCGCAACATCGAAATCAAGTATTTGAACACCCAGCTTTTTCTGAAAAGGTGAGCGAATAGAAGCGACATTATAATCCCTCTCTCTGCGTATAGCTTTGACATCAATGAGGGTGACTGAACCGCTGGCATCCATAGCAATAAGATCAACGGGGCCAGTGCAACAAGTGTTTCTATAAACATGTAGTCCTTGGTCTAAGAGGTAAGTGATTGAGTAGTATTCCGCTATGTCCCCAAGGACATTTGGGTCAGTGTGTCTCTGCCCAGTTTGCTCCGACCTTGTACTCACCGTCGAGTGGAAGTCTGATGGAGTAATACTGTCCAGAAAGTTTAATTGCTTCGATGCAGAGTAGTCCAATGTCATTAGCTACTTGTTCCCTTACTAGCACTTGCACCTCATCGTGAACGTAGGCCACCTGTTGGTAGTCCACGCCTTCAACAAAGCCGTTCTTATTTAGTAGGTCATGGAACAACACCACCCACCGCTTACACAGTATCGCACCACAGGATTGTAGGAGAGAATTGAGAGCAGCATGGGAGTGGCGAATAGGAACATTCCTACCGTCTATTCCCTTGATGTACCCTTGCTTTGCCTTGTCCTGCACTGCGGTTCTTAGCTTCTTGATTGCTGGTGTAGCTTTGAAATACTTACGCTTGAGCGCAGCCCCTTCCTTCTTACCACCACCAACAATAGAACCTATTTTCTCATCACCCCCACCATAAAGTAGGGCGTACTGAAATGTTTTTGCGTTCGATCTCGACAGGCCTGTAGCGTCTGCTGTGGCTTGGTGAATGTCACCTTCCAATAGGATGTCAGCATACCTACCATCGTCCCACGCAGAAACGTAATGGGCTAATGTTCTCAACTCCAAACCAGAAACATCACACCCCATGAGCCGCCAGCCTTTAGGGGCATGGAACAACTCACGGCACTCCCATCCATACTTGGCATTAACACTAGGAACTTGCCCAGTGTTTGGATTGCTATGGGTACAGCGTGAAGTCACACATCCCATAGTGTTTACCCTGCCGTGTAGCTTGCCATCCTTAGACAGCTTGAGCCATGCTTGGTTACCCTCTGCTAACTGACCAATCCTTTTCTGGATCAGCAAGTACTCAGCTAACAGCTTGGCCTCTGGGTACTCCAAGGACCCCAAGACCTTATCGTCTACCCTAGGCTCATCGGTCTCAGTGAATAACTCAGGCTCCCACCCGTACTTATGGGTGAGCCTCTGGGCTATGTGATGCCGACTAGCTGGGTTAAACGTAGTTCTCTTGATCTTGGTGTAGGGTGTATCCTTCCACACTGACTGCCTGTCTGCTGACTTGTATTTGATACTACGCTTGGGAGTGATGATGCCTACAGGCTCCCACCATGACCCAAAGGTATCTACCAACTCATTGTAGATATCCTGTCTGCGTGTACTGAGACGGGAGTAAAGCTTGACAGCCTTATCCTCATCTAAGGGAAACCCATTGTCAGTCTGCTTTAGGCAGATGGAATGTATGTCATGCTCTAGGTCTATAGCATCCTGACTACACTTCTGCTTTAGGCATAGTTGATACAGACGGTAGTTTAGTTCCACATCCTGTTCGCAGTAGTCTAGCATCTCCTCGCTAAACTCTGACCAATCGGTGCTTTCACCAAAGCTGTCTTTAAGGTCACCTAACCTCTGGCCCCAAGCCTTGAGGCTATGGGAGCCAATGAGCTTGGGTATCAAGCGGCCCTCTCTATGAAGCTTAAAGTCTTTTTCGCGGCGGTCAGGCCACAGTAGACGGGACAGAACTAATGTGTCTGTGAGTTTACACTGTAAACTTTCGCCAAATAAATCAGGGAAAAACTTACGCATCACAACCATATCATATGCCACAATGTTATGGCCTATTAGTTCTTTAGCCATTGAGAGTAGCTTGGCACCATCGGGTATCATACCCCCATAGAACCTGTAGACAGCCTTAGTGTCTACGTCCTTAGCTACGATGCAGTGGATTACAGTTGGGTCAAGACCATCGGTCTCTATATCGAATACAAGTCTCATAGTTTAGTCCTCTCTCAGGAGTAACTTGTTGCATAAGTGGATGCTTTAGTTGTCAAGAATATACTGACGTAATCGGTCTGCCATTTCCTCAAGATTGTCAGCGGTATCAGCAATGCTGCCACAGTCAAATGCTGTCTTAACAGTTTCGATATATAGTGCGTCCCAATTAAAGATAATTGCATCCTCGCTATCGGTATTGCCATCGATGTAAGGGTAGATTTCTACGCCCTCGTCACCAAACAGAACTTCTAGTTCTATATCTAATCTAACCTTGTTACTCATTCTTTATCCCTAAACCTTCTCTGGTAGTTTAATGCACAACGATACGATCTCTGCATAAGGATCAGGCGCAGTATAATAGAGCCTTTTGTAATCCATTTCTTTGTAGACCAAGCAGTGTTTTTCAGTAGTGAATACAGCATTAGGTGCGTGTACTTTGTAGCCTCCCATGTGGATTAAGATTACAATATAAACAAACATTAAAAGTCCTCTGTAGTGGTGAAGGTTTCATCACTAGGCATAGAGACCTCGTTCATACGTCCTGTATGTTTGTCGTACTCTAGGTGTGTTGCTATGCCTGTCTCGCCCGTCCATCTATTCTTCAATATTCTGACGGTAGTGATGTTGCTGTTCTCAAGGTCTTGTTGGTTTCGTTCACAGCCAATTACCATATCTGACAACTGACCGATTGCTGCACTGCCTCTGAGCTGGCTCAAGCTTGTGACATTACCTTCCTCATGTCCCTTGCCGTCTGGACGTTTGAGGTGACTGACAAGAATGAGGCCGATCTTTAGCTCCTCGCACAGGCCACGTAGAAGGGTCATCAACTTGTCAATCAGCTTACGCTCATCACCACCTTCCATGCCTGAGGAAACAACGATTGAGATGTGATCAAGTATGATGAAGCCACAGTTACAGCCATTAGCTAAGTAACGTATTTTATCCAAAAGATTGTCAGCCTCTGTGGACCCCCAATGATCGTACAGGAACACGCGGCCTGTACCGAGGGTACTTTCAAATGCCTCTAGCTTCTCCTCTGGTGTGACCTCGACGTTGAGGTGAAGGGGTTTGTTAGCTGCTATAGCCATCAGGCCTAGTGCGCTTCTCTTGATGCTCTCCTCTAAGGCTACGATGCCTATGGTCTCACCCTGAGTTAACAGGTGGTGTGAGAACTCACGACACAGTTGGCTCTTGCCGATCCCAGACCCAGCGGTAACGGTAACGATCTCTCCCTTGCGTAGGCCTTGGGTCTTATCGTTGAGGCCGTGGTATGGGTAGCTCCAACTCTCAGCATCATTCGCTAGGTTGATCTCATCCCATAGGTCAGAGCCATTGAGGATACCGTCAGGTCTATTCTCCTTGGCATCCCAGACAGCCCTGACCAACTCATCAGTCCTACCCTCTACCAACATTTCGTTGGCATCCTTCAAGGGTAGATTAACTATACGGCTCTTGGATGGTGGCAGTAGGGAAGCACATTCTTTGGCTGCTTTTCTACCAGCATCGTCTTGATCAAAACAGAAATTAACTTTTTGGAACTTGTTAAGCCACTCCAAATTTTTCTGCACTGATTTCTTTGCACCCGCTGCCCCATTAGGGATGGAAACAACGGGCCAACTCTTCATAGTTTGCTGCAAGGATAAAGCATCTAGCTCACCCTCTACCACAGTAACCATCTTGCCCCCATCGGGCCACAGGTGCTGTCCATAGAGGGTGGCTGACTTAGTATCTCCTATGAAAAGAAAGTCTTTGTTAGCGAAACGCAACTTCTGCGCCACCGTCTGCCCTTGTGCGTCTTTGTAATTAGCGACATGACACTTCTTGCCATTGAAATCTGACAAGTGGTAGTCCCACTTTTTACAGGTCTCTTCGCTAAGTTTACGTCTGTTCAAAGGGACATAACTGTCCCGCTCAACTAACTGCGTAGTTGCCATTTTAACCTCACGTTTTAAAGGGGTATGTTCTAAGTCAGCGTGTTGATAATGCTGACACACAAAGCAGTAACCATGCCCGTCATCGTAGAGGGCGAAGCCATCTCTTGATGTACATTTTGGACAAGGTTGATGCGCTACGAAAGAGCTTTCTTCTCGTTCTTCAACCATTCTTTTACGTTGAAACAGGGACATGCTTTTGCGGCAAAACTATTATGCCCGTCCACATCAGCCTCTGGGTAATCAGCCTGTAGCTGACTGACCAGTTCATCCAACTGCTTCCATTGCTCCTTTGTATAGTTACACTCAGGATCACCATTGGCATCAAGGCCACCAATCATAGAAATACCTATGCTGTGTCTGTTCTTGCCTTTGACATGTGCGCCTACCTCTTCAAGCTTGCGCCCTGTCTCTAGCAATCCGCTACGGTTGATGACGTAATGATATCCAATCTTTCGCCAGCCCCGTTTGCGGTGCCACTTGTCAATGATGTCTGCATTACATTCCTGATCAGCTTTGGTAGCTGAACAGTGAACTACGATCAGATTAATCTTTCTCATTTACCCACTCCTTTGGGACAAAAGTTTCTGCATACAGGAAGCCGTATCGCTCACACCATTGGGCGCAAGTCATTGTGCTACCTTGAACTTTGGAATTTAGCCTCTGAAATACAAACCGAAATTCACGGTCTGGGTGTTGTTCTTTGAGGTTTCTCATCTTCCGCTGATCAGCAGATTTGAACCAGCCTTTGGCTTCTACGATGATGCCATTAGGTAGAATAAAATCAGCAACATATTTGCGCTCGACAAAGTAAGGTATCCGCTCTTGTTCATAGGTGTAGTCGGTACATTTTTTGTCGAGATCAGCAGCTAGGTTGCGCTCTAATCCTGATCGAAATTTAGTATCTTTAGAAGTCCCCAGTATCGTCGGTTTGACGGGGGGTTTCTTCTTCGTTGGTGAAGTCTTCATCGTTTTGTTTTACATCGCTTTCGGAGAACTCGTAGCCATCCTCAACGTCGAACTTAAAGCTACCTTTGACATCAATGATCTGCGCTGCTGTTAGTTTCAACGATACCCCTGCACCCGCCATCGCGGTGTAGTAAGGGTACATATCAAACGCTACCTTCATCACTGAGCCATTACCTACTTCAATGGGTTCCCGAATGGGTTTACCTTTGGCATCTACTACGGCTGGTTTCTTTTTAAGTGGACCGTTCTTGGTCTGGACTACTGCCTTCTGTTTGAATTTAAATTCAATGTCACCAGTGGCATTACCCTGCTCGTCATACACTTCTTTGTAAGGCGGGTTTGCTGGCTTGATTGAACCCTTTTTTGTGGGGTTTTCTTTCTGTGCTTTCTCAAGCGATACGTTCAACTGTGCATCAATTTTAGATACAATATCAGTAGCTTGATCAGCACCGAGGGTCAGTGCCACACTGTACTCTCCAACATCACTGAATTTGAAATCAGGTGTGAAAAGTTTCGCCCACATTGCCGTGCCTTTTGGTGTAACTATAGCCATTAATTTTCCTTTGTAGTTTCATCGTTCACGTTGAGAATATATTTGTCATTCAAGATGTGTCGCTTCTCAAACGCATCAAAGTTTATGCCCAATTCTTGTAGCTTAATGATCATATCCACAGGCACTTGTTGCCCACGCATAATCATCAAAGCTGCGGTTGCCTCGACACTCATATTTTACCTTTCCAAGTTTCGTAGGGACTATAGTGTCCATTATTACATCCACAAGTGGAAGCACTTTAATACTAGGAAAAGAAGAACTCACTCTCAGTAACCTTAGTGATATCCAAGGTCCCCATCTTTGGTGGCTCTGGTACTTTATCTACGATCTCTAAGATACTTTCTCGCAAGTCACTTAGAGGGTTATTGTTTATATACATATCAACAAAGGCTTCGCGGAGTGATGCAAATAATACATCAGTACAATTCTTCCCGTTTGATAACTCACCCGCATGAACCGCGTAACTGTCGTGGATCATACAGAAGTCGGTTAGTCCTCGCTGTCTGCATAGGTTTATGGTCTTTGTCATCGCAGATGCATCCAGACTGTGAATAAAATTAGGACTACTACCGTTAACTGATCTTCTCCGATCTAATTTTCCTTCTGTTGTTTCTCTGAATTGAGGCTTCACCAGCACACCATCGATGTGGGTGGTGACCCTCTTACTTGTTAAGGCCTCATAGTTCTGACTAACAAAGGCACCTGTTGGTGTCTGCCAAGCCATAGGGAAGCCAGCCTTGCTTGCTAAGGAAGCAATGCCTTGTACCCAATCCATAACCTTACGGGCTGATACAACCACCTCGCTGATTGACTCCCAAAGGATACGCGAAAGGTAATTGCTGGCCTCAAAGTACTTACCCTCAAAGACATCAGGCTTCCCGTCAGCCAGTTGGTCATGGATGTACTCTTCGATGTACCCA